GCAGGATCACGGCCCAGCCCCCGCCCATGCCGGTCCAGGTCCGCTGGAACTCCTGCGGCGTCATCCACTCGATCAAGTTGGCGCCGGGGTAGTTGTTGTCCAGCACGGCAAACCACCTGTCATCAGCGTGGACCAGGCTCACCATGTGGGCGATCCGCGAGCCGCCGTAGCGCCCGGTCGGGCTGAACGAGTAGGTCACACCCGGCATCCGTCCCGTCCGACAGGCGAGCTTCAAGAGTTCCAGGTCGCTTCCCTCGTAGTTGAGGAATGATGGAGCATCAGCCTGACCCCGTTCCTTGGCCATCTGCGGCAAATGCTTCTGGACCGCGCCGGGGTAGGCCCCGCCGGGAATGCCATGATTCTGAATCCACTTGGGCGCTTCCTCGTAGGCGGGCACGTTCTGCCAGACGGCAGCGTGGTGGATCGAGGTCCACACGCAGCAGCCCTGGCCGCGTGAGGTGGTGTTGCGGCGGTGCAGGTCGCCCGGCAGGTCGCAGTGGACCTCGGTGCCGTCGGGGGCCTTGTTGCCGCCGACAGAAGCGCCGATGGCGCCGCAGACCAAGATCAACAAAGCTTGTCTCATGGCGTCTTCCGATGCAGGAAAACCAGGTAGATCACGACCAGGGCCACGGCCGCGCCGAGCGCTCCATCCTTGACGCCCGCGTAGTACACGGCGGAGCCAAGCTGATCGGGAACGTTGTCCCACTTCTCCATGCTGGCCCGCGCTGCACGCAGGAAACTCCGGGCCTCGTCAAGCAGTTCCTTCTGGGCAGCAAGGTCTGCCGGCGCCTTGTGCTCAGGATCGTCGCCCGCATGGGCAGGTACGGCCGTGATCAGCAAAAGCGCAATCACCAAGGCAGGCCATCGTTTCATTGGCATCCTCCGATTACGGCACGACGATCCAGCTCGGTGGGTTGGCGGCATACGTCGGCTTCACCGTGACGCTGACCGTGATCGCCTCTTCCAGCGCCTCGTTGCGGCTGAAGTTCGTCACCATGCAGGTCGCCCGCAGGCCCTGCGACCCGGCCACGGTGATGTCGCCGTCCATGACCGCGAACTCCATCGCGCCGCGGTTGAGGAAGGTGTCCCGGATCGCGCCAAAGTCATCGTCGGCCGTGTCCCAGACCATCTCGAACTCGATGGAGCCGTCCTTGAGGGTGGCAACGGTCGCCTTCCAGCCGGCGTTGCCGCGCGTGGTCACGTCCGCCTCGCCGGCTTCGAGGTTGAGGGTCACATCCTTGACGTTCTTGACCTCGTTCCAAACGGGGACAGCGAAGGTGCCCGTGTTGCGATACAGCTTGGCGTCGAGGCCGAGTTTGACCGCCATGAGCGTGTCTCCTTAGCGAACCGAATCGCGCCACAGGACCGGCAGCCTGGGTTGTTCCGCCGCGAAGGCGGGCTGCATGAACGGCCGAGGCCGGTAGCGCGCGTGCCGGGCCTTGCCGCGATCCTCGATCACCGCGTCGCCGCCGTGCTCCAGGAGGCGAGGCGCCGGCGAGCCTTCCTTCGTCAGCGTCGGGCCAATGACGACGCTCTTGCGCTGCGGGTCGTAGGCGAACAGGATGAACCGCCGCAGCAGGCCAACGTGCGAATGAGGCGGCTGGCCCGGCGGGCTGGTCCCCTTGCGCTTTCGAATCGAGGTTTTGGCCCGCTGCCGCACGAACGCGCCGAACTTCGACAGCACCTTCCGCGTGCCGGCGTCCACCGACCGCATGACCTTGTCGCGGTCGAAGAAGCCGCCCTTGGCGGCCTGGAACGTCATGCCGATCACGGCTCACCTCCAGGCCCGAAAGGTCAGCGTGACGACGCTGGTGAACTGCCGCAGCTCGTCGAGGTGCTCCAGCGCGTAGACCGGCTCGTTCTTCACCTCGGTGCAGCGGGCGCTGGGAAAGCCCGCCAAGGGCTGCGTCCGAAAGAGGTCGGCGATCTCCTCGACCCGTTCCATGAGCGCATTGAGGTCCCCCGCCGTCGGCTCGATCTTGCGTTGTACCACCAAATTGACCCGGTTGCCGATGTTGAAGTGACCGAGTTGCGAACGTATACTGACGACCACAGCAACTCCTGAGACGGCAGAGGATGAGATGAGTCATCCGGAGAAGGTACAATGAATCTGTTCGTGCTTGTTTCGACCGGCCAGAAGGTGGCGAATCTTCCGCCCGTTCTGGAGATTGCACAACCGGGTGATCAAATTCTTTGGGTCGAAAGCCAAGAGGCCCATGAGCGTGACTGGACCGCAGCACCTCGCGCCGTGCTGGAACAATATGGTCTCGTCACGGCAAACGTAGCTCGGTTGAGCCACGTCAACGATCCGTTTCTGTTAACCACAACTCTGGATCTATTCGCTCAATCAGCCGCCGATCGATACGAGGCGATCTATCTGGTGACCAATGGCGGAACCAAGCACACGCCGATTGGTTTGCTCCATGCTTTTCAATCCTGTGCTCCTCGTCTTCTGTATGGTGATGAACGCCCAGCGATGTACGGCATTTTTCCATCGGGATTGCGTGAGCCTCCTCAAGTTGCCCCTTACACTCGTCATCGACTCGACCTGGCAGACATCCTGCGACTAAATGGCTTCACGTTTGCGACAGGCAGTATGCAGCAACGGATCTGGCCGGCTGAGCTTCCACCGGATCTGCGTCAAGAACGGTATGGTGTGGATGAGCAATACACATACCAGTTGCACACTCAACATTATGAATGGGCATCTGTTTCGGGACAGGAACAACGCGTTCGCTTTGAAGAATTGTCTGAGCTTGTGCCAGAAGTGTACAAGCGCTGGCAACGCACACTAGAGCAATTGTGTCACGCTATGAACCCGCAAAACCTCAGGAATACGTACAACTGCACGCTGAAGCTGGGGGATAACGCCCGCCGAGCGGCCGCGCTTCGATCCGCTGGAGTCGAGCAGCCATCCGCACGCATCGGCGATTCGCTCGAACGTGCCGTGGCTCGACGAGTGAGGGGCTGGCTGGAACAGAACCCGCACCCAGCGGTGCAATCGGTCTGGACAGGGGTGAAAATTGCACGGGAAACCCAACCTCAGAACGTTGATGCCGAGTTTGATATTTTGATAGTGCTTAAGAACGGTATCTTGTTTCATCTCGAATGTAAATCGGCAAACGTGGACCGGCGCGAGCTGGACGTGAATACTTATCGGTTGAGGCAAGCGGGATCCCAACTGGCCCGTTCCGTTGTGGTTGTGCCGATCTTCACCCGCTGTGCCCACACTCCCTGGTTTATGGCTCTCCATTCGACTCGATTTCTCCTTCAAGATCAATTGGGACACCAACTCGTCCTACCGTTTACCTGGCCAAATCAACCCGAGACGTACCAGCTACCCAATGCCGAACCACCTGAACAGTTTCAGTGCGACACCTTCGAGAACGGGTTGAGTGCTTTGCTGCGTCCCTATCGCCCATAGGCGGCGGTCGATGGACAGCAGTAAACCGTAGGTGTCCGCCCGGTTCTCGTACTTCTCTTCGCCAAGGGTGCCGTGTTTCAGCTCGCCGCCGGGGGCGACCAGCTCGTACTGGTCCTTGCCAATGAGGCGATAGCTGGTCACGGTCTTGAAGTCGCTGACGTTGCGGACGGCGGTGATGTTCCGCCAGGTACGCTCGACCGAGAAGAAGCCTTCGAGTAGGAATTTGTTGGCGACGTTGGAGAGGATGCCGCCGATGTCGATGGTCGAGAAGGACGCCTCGATGCCGCGGGCAAAGGCGAAGCGCAGGACCGCGCGGTGGTCGCGGAAGTTGCGGCCGGTGTAGCCGTTAGCCCACGCCGCCTCCAGGAGCAGCTCCTGCAAGCCGATGCCGCCACGGAATCGCCGGGCGGCCAGGTCGAGCGTCTGCGGCTCGTACAGCTCTTCGACCTGGCCGAGCTTGGCCGTGAGCAAGCACGCCGCTTCGAGCACCGTGGCGGTGATCGTGTTGTCGGCGATGTGGACGGCCGGGGAGCGCGGGCGGTCGGCGCGGAGGATTTCCAGCTCGCAGCGGGTCGCGTCCCAGCCCTCCTGGATGGCCCGCGCCTCGATGTCCGCGTGCCGGCCGGCGCAGACCCGGCGGATGGCGGCAATGCGGCTAGTTTCAGCCAGCGCCTGGGCGCGGACCTCCTCAACCGTCGGCTGCGGGTCCGCCGAAGGTGCCGGCGCTTGGGGCGAGACCGTGCCGGCGACATCGGTGTTGGCGTCTGCGGTGTTCACGGGTGCATCTCCCGGCGGGTTGGTCGCGGCGACGATCGCGCTGGTTTGGCCGTCGGCCCCGAGATCGACGAAGCTGATCTCGCCCAAGGTCGCCTTGCGAACGACGTTGAGCGGGCCGGTAAGTGCCCGGCCGTTGACCACGACCTTCTGGTTCTCCTTGATGAACTCGAACTCCTCGACGCCGGCGCCGACCGACGCCTGCCAGGGGAAGCCGTTCTTGGCCGAGATGACGATCTCGCGGGCCGCGGCCGTATCGCGGGAGACCACGCCGGTTGCCGTGAGCTGGCCATCCTCGATGCGGATGGCATCGGTGTGCCCCACGCCGGAGAGCGGATCGTGCCCGAAGCGGATCGGCCGCGATTGCGACGGGATGGTCAGCCCCGCCAGGTCGAGAACCACTGGATAGCGCCAGCCGGCGATCCGCATCGGGGCGCCGGTGTAGGCGACCATGCGGAAGCGCGGCAGGCCCTTGTTCGCTTCGCCGCTGCCGTCGGCCGTGAGCTCAATCGTGGCCGTCGCGCTCAGGTTGAGCAGGCCGGGCACGCCAGTCTCAAGCGGCTGCCCACTGGGCTTCCGACTCGTCGGTTTCATCGTCGTCGCTCTCCTTCGGTTCCGTTGGTTGGGCCTGCGCCGGCGTCAGCCCCAGCTCCTGCATGAGCGCGATTTCCTTGGCCCGCTGGCGCAGGGCCTCTTCCCAGTCCCGGCCCTGCCGGGCGTATTCGTGTGCGAGCGTGGTGGTGTGATGGGCCAGGCGCGTGGCCTGGGCCGAGGCTTCCTTGGCGGGATCGACGTGCTCCTGGCCGTCCCAGAACCACTGGTGCGACCAATCGGCGAACGGGCCGAGGTCCGCGGGTAAGAGCCCCGGTATCAGGGCCGCCTCATCGAGCCAGGCGGACAGGATGCGATCCAGCACCACGCATTCCAGGTGCGCCTGATCGACGCGAATCGCTTTGAAGTAGGTCTGGTGATCGAGCCGGCCGGAGGCGTAGTTGTAGCCCGAGCTGTTGCCCGCCGCGACGTTGAAGGGCATGTTGAGGCAGCGGGCGATCTCGTTGAGGATCTCCTTCTTGAACTCGGCGTAGGTGGTGGCCGGCTGCTCCGCCTGCAGCTGGCTCATCTTCCAGCCGCCCGGCATGGTCACCAGCGCCCGCTGCTCCAGCTCGATCGGCTCGAACGGCTCGGCGGCATCCGCCTCGCCGCCGGCCGGGGCATCGGTGTAAAGGATGCCGGCGAAGTCGGCAGCCGTCTCGGCCGCCGCGATCACGGCCAGGGTGAAGCGCCGCAACTGGGCGAACAGTGGCAGCGCCGGCATGATGTCTGGGATGCCGCGGGCCTGGCCGGGACGGTCGGCCCGAAACCAGTGCAGCATCGACTCGGCCGGCACGCGGTCATAGTCGAGGATGAAGTTCCGTGACGTCTCGCCGGGATGTTCCCGCAGCACGTGGTACTCGACTGGGTTGCCGGCCGCATCGAACACGATGCCGTCGATGGCGTTTTCCGTCCGTGCGTTCAGGTCCGGCGTGCAGACCTGGTCGGCCTCGACCAGCCGCAAGTCGAGCTGCACCGGCGTGGGCAGCTTGGGGTTGCTGGTCAGGATGGCGAACGCCTCGCCATCCTGCGCCCGGGCCATGCGCATGGTGCGGAGCTTCTCGGCCAGGCCGACTGCCCTGGACCAGCGGGCAAACTCCTGTTCGATCCGCCGATTGGCCTCGGCATTTGGCGTGAGCATTTGCAGCCGAGGCCCGGTGCCAACCACGTCGTTGGCCAGGGTCAAGACGATGCCGCGTGCGTAGCTGTTGTTGGCGACCTCGTAGCGGGCGCGGTTGCGCAGGATACGGCGCACCTCGGCGCTGTTGGCGGCGTTGGCCGACAACCCATTCGTAAGGGCGGGGTCCAGTTTTTTTACCAATGCGGGTGGTTCGCCTGTATCCGCTGGGCTTTGCGGGCCTCGCGGCGGTCAGCCGTTGCATGAGCCGGAGCCCGCAAGCAAGCCCAAGCTCCTGTTCGAGATATATGTGACTCATAGTCCGTGGGCTGATGAACTACAGTAAACTATCCTTTCTCCATGCCTCGGAACACTGACATCGCGCAGCGCTTTGGCGACCGGCTGCGGCAGCTACGCAAGAATGTTGGCTTGTCCCAGGAAGCGTTCGCTGTCAAGTGCGGCCTGGACCGCACGTACATCAGCGGCATTGAACGGGGTAGGCGGAACGTATCTCTTCGAAACATCGAAGTAATCGCCAAGGCCCTCGGCGTCTCGATTTCGGAACTGACTCGGGGCTTGTAATGGCACGCGCTAAACGAACGTCTTTCCTGGCCACACTCACCGATCCACATTCGGTGATTACCGCCATCGATAGCGGGCTTCGGTTCCCCGAAGTAGTGCCCGTAATGCGGGAGAAGTACGAGGCAGCCATCCGCCAGTTCGCGTCCCTCGTCGAGCAAGCCAGCAGCAGCGACAATCTGCTTGAGCTTATTCGCACCCCAACGATCCCCGCCGACCGCAGGATGGCACTGCTTAAGATCTTTCGCCGCTGCGTTTCTGGAGTCTGCGACACCGAGGCTACCAAGAAGATCACGACCATTTCCACCCGCAGCTTGGTGGACAACTACGGGAGCACCTTCAAGCCGATCTCCAAGCTGAAGGAGCAGTTCGCGGACCTGTCAGACGTGTTCGTCTCGGTTCTCGCCGTGTCCATCGGCGAGTATGACAACCGGGGGCAGCAGGGCTACGTCTTGACCGGCCAGTTCTTCGACTGGTTCGAGGAGCAATTCGAGGACCACCTGACCATCGAAGGGCCACGAGGGGCCGGTCCTGACGTTGAACTAAGCACGGTCATCCCCGGCTTCCAAGGCTCGTGCCCCTGCGACTTCATCATCCGCAAGAAGCTCGACCGCAGCGTTGTGGCGGTGGGGTTTGCGCGGTACGACTCGACGCGAGGCGGCGCACAGTCCGATGACCGGACGGGCGGCAACAGGGGTAAGGTCTACATGATCCGTGATTTCTGCCAGAGCACGAAGAAGCCGCTGCGCATCCTGTTCTTGGCGGACGGCCCTGGCCTCGCCAACCGTGATACATGGCGCGAGGCCGTAAACCTCGACGGAATGTGGGACGGCAACGTCCGCGTGACCACCTTGAAGCTGGCGGACAAGCGGGTGACTCTGGAGTGGCTTACGAGCGAGAAATCGGCCTGACTTGTCACTCCACTACCGACGCCGAACCCGGAGGAAACTGACGCGCCCATGCCTGGATCATCTCGGCGGAAGGACACGCTGGTCCTTCCGCCGTCCAAAGGTCAAAGCTAGTGCGCAGCATACTGGGGTGGCCGAAGAGCGTGGGCTGCTTCACCTTCTTGCCACGGACGAAATCCCCCATCGGCTCCGAGCCAGCCGCCAGCCGCGTGATCGTCGTGGCTATAGCTTCGACGCTGGAATCCACACCGAGCCACTTGCGGCCCAACTCCTCGGCGGCAACCAGTGTCGTCCCCGATCCCACGAAGCAATCGAGCACTAAATCACCCGCGTCGGACGAGGCCGATACGACGCGGCGCAGTAGCTCCAGCGGCTTCTCCGTGGGGTAGCCCGTGACCTCGATGTTCTGGTTGTGGGCATCGCGGCAGTCGAGCCAGATGTCCTGAACCGGGATGCCCTTGCTCTGGTCGAAGTAGATCTTGCGGCGAGGGTTGCCATTTGGCGACCAGTAGATCTCTCCCTTGGCGTCGAGTTCGTCGAGGACTCTCGGCGGGTACTGCCAGTGCTTGCCGGGCGGCGGCAGCTTGCCGCGCCACGGTTGGCCGGTTTCTCCGTGCCTGACGCCCGGCGCGTGGACCGGAACCTTCTTGTACCTTCTGCCGGTGCCCTTCTCGACGTACTGGTACTCCCGCTTGCACCACTCGTCCGTCCATGTCTCGTAGGGTCTGTTCCACGTGTAGGAGTCGGTCTTGGTGTAGAAGAGGATGTAGTCCGAGATGTTTCCGTACTGCTTCCGGGTGAAGTTCTTCCGGTTGGACTTCTTCCGGGTGATCCAGTTGCGGAAGTTCGCTGGCCCAAAGACTTCGTCCATCACGACCTTCGCCGGAAAAGCCATCTTTTCGTCGAGATGGACGTAGATCGAGCCAGCTGGGGCCATGAGTTCGCGGAGGACCACGAGCCGCTGCCGAAGGAATTCGAGGAAGTGAGCTCCGTAGGCCAGGTCGTCGTAGGCGCGCTGGCCGTTCCGTGACTCGAAGACCCCGCCCGTCGCAAAGGGCGGGTCAATATAGACCAGCTTGACCTTGCCACGCACGTCCCGGTCGTCGAGCAGGGTCCGCAGCACGCCGAGGTTATCGGCACAGTAAAGCCGGTTCCGCCAAATCCCCTCGGTCTGCTTCGTGACCGACAGCCGCAGTTGGGGACTACATCGAGCACCCTTGAGGATTTCGGTGATAGAGTGCTTGCCAGTGTAGACCAACTCGTAGTCGAGCGGCCGGGGCGTTGTGCCTTCGGAAAGTCGACTCGCTCGCCTCGTGGCTTTACCGGGCTTGCGGTTGCGATTCGGCATTGTTCGTGCTTGCTGTTTCGGGTCGCCGGGCGGTCAACCCGTAGCTTATAAGTCACGGGCGGGGTTGTCAATCCATTTCGGTTCGGCGGTGCCCGTCCTTCTCATCGTCGGGTGGACGACACCTCGCTTCCAGCAGAACCCCACCCGCTCCACACGGGTGCCCCTCCCGTCCTTGCGGGTCAGGACCGGGTGCTCTTTCACCCAGATGATCGCCTGGGAGAAATACAGCCCCGTGGCCTTCAGCACCGGCGGGTAGTTGGCGCAGTTGGCGTAGCCGCCCCAGATGTAGAACGCTCGGCCCGGCAACAGCACGCGAGCGAGGTTGCCGAACCAGGCGTGCAGCATCCGGTCGAACGCTTCCTCGGAGACGAAGTCGCTGGCCAGCGGCCGGTCCTTGGGCCGCAGCTTCTTGTGCGTCGGCGCCTTTGGCCCCTGACGCGCGACATCGAAGGACTGGTGATGGTTCTGAGGCTGGGTATTGGAGTCGCCAAACGACGACAGGCCGGCGGCGATGGCGTTGTTCGAGCGCGGCTCCACCTTCACGTTGTACGGCGGGTCCGTGTTAACCAGGTGGATGGCCGCGCCGCCCAAGAGCCGGTCCACGTCCTCGGCCTTGCCGCTGTCGCCGCACAGCAGCCGGTGGTCGCCCAGGAGCCACAGGTCGCCCGGCTGCGTGGTCGCCTCGTCGGGCGGCTCTGGCACCTCGTCGGGGTCGCACAGGCCGTCCTTCACGCCGGGGTCGAGCAACCTGGCCAGCTCGTCCTGGTCGAAGCCGAGCAGGCCCAGGTCGTAGTTCATCTCCTGTAGCCCGGCCAGCTCGATGGGCAAAAGGTCGTAGTTCCAGTCGGACAACTCGGCGCTCTTGTTGTCGGCGATGCGGTAGGCCCGCGCCTGCTCGGGGGTCAGGTCCTTGGCGACGTGGACCGGCACCTTCTCCAGGCCAAGTTTCAGCGCGGCTTTGTAGCGGGTGTGCCCGACGACGATGACGCCCTCTGCGTCCACCACGATCGGCTGGCGGAAGCCGAACTCGCGCAGCGATGCCGCCACGGCCTCGACCGCGTCGTCGTTGACGCGGGGATTGTTCGGGTAGGGCTTGATCTCGGACAGCTTGCGCAGTTCGATCTTCATGGCTTCTCTGCTCCGTAGAAGTTCGGACCTCGAAAACAAACTCTGCTTACCTTGGCGGCTGTTCCCGCGGCCGTTGATTTTTTTGTTCCGTTCCGGTAGTACCTACGCGACCCGTTCGCGGAACTGTTCCGCCTTGTTCCGCCCCCTGCCCGCGTGCGGCGGCCTTCGGGCCGCCCGCACGCAGTGGG